CCCGCGCCAGCGGCCCCGGCCCCCGCAGCAGCTCCGGTCGGCGATGCCGCGCCGGCCGCGCCGTTGCCCCTGTGGACCGTGCCGTCGGACCTCAAGGCGCAGCGCGAGAAGATCCAGACGGACAAGGCCGCCCTTGAAGAGCAGTTCGAGAACGGCGACCTGACCTCGAAGGAGTTCCGGCAGCGGCTCGACGAGCTCAATGGCCAAGAGCGGGTGCTCGACAAGACTGAGCTCAAGGCCGAGATTTCGCAGGAATCGCGCGCCAACCAGTACTTCACCCAGATCGTGCCCAAGTTCCTCGGCGACCATCCCGAGTACAAGGAAGGCACGCCGCTCTACGACATGCTCGATCGCGAGGTACGCAAGCTCCAGGTCGATGCCGCCGACCCGCTCGACCCATCTCTGCTTGGCAAGGCCCACGACGCCATCACGGCCTCGTTCGCCGCGCTGGGGTTCAGCCGGCCAGCAGCGACGAAGCCCGCTCCCGGTGGCCTGAAGCGGCCCGACCCACCGCCGACCCTCGCCAATGTGCCGGCGGCCGACGACGCGGATATCGGCGACGGCGGTGAGTTCGCCGTGCTCGAGCGACTGCTGGAGAAGGACCCAGTGGCCCACGAGCAGGCGCTCAAGAAGCTCACGCCGGAGCAGTACGACCGGTACATGGCGAGCTGACGATGCTGACGCTGACGGTTCGCGAGGGGCAGGCCGTGCAAATTGGGGAGCTTGGCGCCATCAAGCTCAACAAGAAGTACGGCCGCGCCGCCAACATGACGTTCTTCTTCGACGTCAGTCCCATCCGCATTCTGGCGGACGGGCTGGTGCCAGCGCGGTTCACCACTGGCATCACGGGCGAACCCCGCCGCGTGCCGCGCCAGGTGGCAGCCGCGATCGACTATTAGCGGGCCGTTGCGCCGGCCCGCGATTTCGCGTATCAGCATCTCTGCAATCTGATTGCTCCGCATGACGTGGAGCTCCTCTCAAGGAGACACACGTCATGCCGACTACCGTAGTTGCCTTCGGCGACCCCAAGGCCCAGAAGAAGTGGTCCGGCTCGCTCTTCCTCGAAGTTCAGAAGAAGAGCTACTTCGACAAGAAGTTCGTCGGCGACACTGAAGAATACATCATCCAGCGGCTGACCGACCTCGAGTCCGACTCGGGCGACACGATCAGCTTCGACCTCGTTGTCCGCCTGCGTAAGGCGCCGACCTACGGCGACAACCGCTTGCAGGGCAAGGAAGAGCAGCTCCGCTTCTTCACCGACACCGTGTCCATCGACCAGATGCGTCACGCAGTGTCCGCCGGCGGCAAGATGAGCCGCAAGCGCACCCTCCACAATCTCCGCCGCATTTCGCGCACCAAGCTCTCGGACTACTGGGCGCAGTTCACCGACGAGATGCACTTCATCTACCTGTCGGGCGCGCGCGGCATCAACGAGGACTTCATCGAGGCCGTGACCTGGGCGGGCCATGCCGGCAACGCCATCCAGGCACCCGACACGGCGCACTTGAGCTATGGCGGCACCGCCACGGCCAAGAACAACGTCACCAACACCGACAAGATGACCAAGGCGGTTGTCGAGAAGGCCCGCGTGAAGGCCACGATGCTCGGATCGACCGACCCGAACCTCACGAGCCTGCAGCCCGTGATGGTGAACGGCGAAGAGCACTTCGTGTGCATCATGTCGGAGTTCCAGGCGTACGACATGCGCACCGCCGACACGACCGGCTGGCTCGACATCCAGAAGGCCGCGGCCGCCGCCGAAGGGCGCAACAACCCGATCTTCAAAGGCGGGCTGGGCATGATCGACAACGTCGTGCTCCACACGCACAAGAACGTCATCCGCTTCAACGACTATGGCTCGGGCGTGAACCTGCCCGCCGCCCGCGCGCTGTTCCTCGGCGCCCAGGCCGGCGTCATCGCCTACGGCTCGGCCGAAGGCAGCGGCACCCGCTACACCTGGTCGGAAGAGACAGCCGACCACGGCAACGAACCGCAGATCGCGGCCGGCATGATCGACGGCGTCAAGAAGACCCGCTTCAACGGCAAGGACTTCGGTGTCATCGCGATCGACACCTACTCGAAAGATCCGAACACCTGATCGGTTTAGGGCGACGGCTTGCTGCCGCCCTAGTCCTTCGTCCCCCAACTTCGGCGCAGGAGGCCGAACATGGCACTAATCCAGAGTGACTGGGCCAAGCTCAACAAGGCCTACCCGTCCCCGCAGTTCGCCGGTCATACCGTCACGATGCGTTTCTCGATCGCGCTCACCACTGCTCAGCTGGTCACCGGCAACATCATCGAGCTCGCCCCGCTGCCCGCGGGTTGCGTGCCGGTCGGTGTCACGCTCGACTCCGACGATCTCGACAGCGGCACCGCGGCGCTTCTCGACGTCGGCATCATGTCCGGCGCGTTCGGCGACAACGATGCCGCCCGCACCTGCGGCGCCGAGTTCATCTCCCAGTCCAACGTGGCGCAGGCCGGCGGTGTCGTCCGTCCGACCCTCGTATCAGCGTATCGGCAGGCGGCCGCGAATACCGATCGTTCGATCGGCGTGAAGATCCAGACCCAGCCCGGCACCCCGGTTGCCGGCACCATCGGTCTGACCGTCTCCTTGGCGACCACCTAAGCCCCGGCAGGCTCGGCTCGTCGTTTAGGAACGCCCGGCGGCGACGGGTGGCACATCCTCCCACCTGTTGCCGCCGGGCGCAGCACTTTCAAAGAGGATGAAACGCTATGCCCCTTATCGAATGCACCGTCGGCTATGCCTCCACTCCGGTGCGCGGCACTTACTACAACTTCGAGCGCGATCGTCACGGCCGCTACGTCTGCATGGTCTATGACGACAAGGACGCCGAGGTGTTCCTGTCCGGCGCGGTGCCGTACCGGCTCGCCGAGAACCTCGACATAGTCTCGACCGCGTTGACCCCGGCAGTTCCGGACGATCCCACCACTCCGCCGGCTGCGCCCAAGGCGCCCGACCAGCCCGGCCCAGATCTCCAGCAGCTGCTGGCCCAGGCTGTGCCCCCCCTCCTCGATCAGCGCGGCGAGGCCATCTACGTGCTCGCCCCCTGGCCGGCCCTCGTCCCGGTGTCCGATGGCCTGCTCAAGACTGAGCAGCCGTGGTTTACGGCCGGTGAGGGGCACATGTTCATCACCGTCGCCAACGGCACGGCCACGTACCAGATCAAGGGTACGGTCGACGACACGCACATCTATGCGCTGCTCGAGGGTTCGACCTTCACCGAGCCGCCCGCCGATCCGAATGCGCTCTCGTCGGCTCTGACCGCTGACGGCGAAGCCACCGAAACGACCGGCGCCACCGAAACCACGGACGCCGCGGCTGCCGCAGCCGCGGATGGGGGCGCCGGCGGAGGGGAGGGCGCCGCAACTCCCACCACTCCGCCGGCTGCGCCCAAGGCGCCCCGGGCAAAGAAGACGGCGGCGAAGGCCGCTGCGCAGGGAGAGTAATCCCCGATGCCCACCGGCCAGGAGATCATGGTCCGGGCGGGCGTGCTGCTTCAGGATGAGGCACACGTCCGCTGGCCCCTTACCGAACTGGCCGACTGGATCAACCAAGCCCAGCGGGCGATCGTGCTTGCCAAGCCGTCCGCCTGCTCGGGCACCAGCGTCTTGGCCCTAGATCGTGGCACACTCCAGACCATCCCGGCCGAGCATCTGGCGCTGCTCGACGTCAATCGGAACATCCTTGGCGATGGCAGCGACCGAACCCTCGGGGGCCGCGCCATTCGTGCCGCCAAGCGAGAGTTGATCGATAGCCAGGAGCCGCGTTGGCACGACGGCACGATCGTGCGGTTTCAGCGCGAGGTGCGGAACTTCATCTTCGACGAGCAGAATCCCCGCGAGTTCTACGTCTACCCAGGCAATGACGGCAACGGCCGGGTGGAGGCGGTCACCTCACGTTCGCCCACTGCGCTCGTTGCGGACGGAGACGCCGAGGCCGAAGCGTCCTACGCCGCGACGCTGGCGCTGCCGGCGCCCTACGACGTGCCGATCGTCGACTATGTGCTGAGCCGGGCCTACGCCAAAGACGACGTCACGGGCAATGCCGGCCTCTCCCAACTGCACTACCAGCAGTTCGCCACGGCCATCGGCCTCAAAATCCAAGTCGAGGGCGCGACCAGCCCCAACGCGCGGCGGGTCAAGTGATGCAGGATATCGACAGCTTCCTGCCCGATCTGCTGACGTTGGTGCCGAACTGCCCGGACATCCTGGCCTATCGCTGGCTGCGCGAGGCCGCCGGCGACGTCTGCACCCGCACCAAGGGTTGGCGCGAGCGAGACAGCTTCACGATCAGCGCCGCCGACAATGTGGGGGTGTGCACGATCGGCGACGCCTCGATCGTCGAGATCCAGAACGCGCGGCTCGATGAAACCGAGCTCGAGCCGAAGATCCCCGAGTGGCTCGACGAGAAGCACCCGGACTGGCAGGACGACGAGAACGAGGGCACGGCGCAGTACATCACGCAGACCGCGGCCGACACCGTCAGCATCTACCCCCGCGCCGGCGGCACGCTGAAAGTCCGCCTGGTCCTCAAACCCTCTCGCAGCGCCATGCGGCTGCCCGATTTCCTCTGGGAGCATCATTCGATGCTCGTGGCGAAGGGCGCCGCTGCCTACCTGCTCATCCAGCCCAAGACGGACTTCGAGAACCCGCAGCTCGGCGCCGCCTATCGCGCCGACTTCACCTCGGCGCTCGAAGGAATCGTTCGCAAAACTCGCCGCGGCCAGCAGGCCGCTCCCGTCCGCACAATAGCGCGGTTTTTCTGATGTCCGCCTCCACCTCAGTCGGCAACGCCATTCTCAACTGCTACCTGCGCGGCACGGCCATCACCCCGCCGACGAGGGTATATGCCTCGTTGCACACCGCCGACCCCGGCAACACCGGCGCGAGCGAAGTCGGCACGGGCGCCTGGCCCAGCTACATCCGCGTCGACCCTGCCGGCGGCGCCGCGATGACAACTGGTTTCAGCGCCGCGGCGAGCAAGGCCACAACCAACCTCAAAGACCTGATTTTCGCCGCCAACGACGGCGCTGCTCCGATCAGCGTGTCGCATGTCGGCCTGTGGGACGCTCCGACCGGTGGCAACTTCCTGTTCGCTGCCCCTGTGGTCGATGGCGTTGGAGCGCCCACCACCAAGTCCTTCCTCGTCGGCGACGAGGGCGTGCTCCACCCCGGCGACTTCGATTTCGCGGTGACCTGATGTTCTCGCGCGGTTCCCTCGGTCGCTCTGCTCTCGCTGCCCGCCCAGTGCTCGCTGGCGGCGCCTTCGTCATCGAGATGGAGGCAAAGTCCACTACCGTGATTTCGGCGTTCGGCCGCCTGCTACGCCGTCTCCGCGTTGTCGCCTTTTCCAGCTCGTCGAACACGCCGATCGACGTCACAGCGCGTCTCCTGTTGCGCCATCCGTTCGCAGCGCTTTCCAGCATGGCCTTCGGTCCGACCGCGCGGATGGGCTTTGCGCTGCTGCATATCGGCAGCCCTGACCGGCTGATGACTATGTCACCGGAGCGCCGTGACATGGCGATGCCGGCCCCGTCGCGCGACATGACGATCCCGCCCGACGAGGATGACGACATGCCCACCGACTCGAGAGGCATGCCATGAGGCTCGGCGACCAGGAAAAGACTCCAGCCGATGTGCTCGACTTCCCGATCGACGCGGGCCGCTGGCTCCCGTCGGGGGACTACATAACCAACGCCACCGCGACCATCACGGACAGCACAGCCGTGGTCGACCAGGTCGTGTACGCGAACACCAGCCTCCAAGTGTGGATC